TATTGGTGTTTTGCGTACAACTACTGTCTCCAATGTGGAAAACCTGTGCATATTTGCACATTCATACCGCCTTTTGCGGGTGTTGCCTGTGGATTGTCGCGTTTCAAGCACGCTAGTCCATGTCCCGCATTCTGGGCATTTCATTGATGCGCCCTGTCTTGCAGTCGGTTGGTGGCCTCTTTTGTCCTCCAAATTTCTATGTCAAGCCTTGCCGCTTCAATCTCCCAGCGCAAGGTTTCCTCTTGGGCTATTGCCGCCGCCAGTCCTTTTAGCAAAGTGTGATACTCAGGGTCGGCGTATGCTTCTCGTTCCTGTGCGTTTGCCGCCTCAAACCCCATCGTTAAAGCATCTTTCATCAAAAGGGCTTTTTTGGACTTGCGGTATTCCTCAAGGTAAACTCGCTGGGCTTTGGCCTCGCCATAGGCCGGGGCTTTGTCTCTGATGGCTTGCGCGGCTTCTTCTGGTTTCATTTCAAAACTCCGATCATGTTTAAAGCGGCTTCAGGACTGTCAACACGCGCCAGCGTACCTCCACCCCAACTTTCAAAAAAGTCGGCTTGTAGGGCCGTTAAACGCCTTTTAGGGCCATGTTTGACCTCAACCAGAAAGGTGTGGCCCTTGTAGCCCACCAAAAGGTCAACAGGCAGGCCAATAATCCAGACATACGCCCCTGCATCTCGCAGCGCTTGGACAATGGCGGCTTGGTTTTGGTCAACTCTGGCGGCGTATCTCATAGCAAACCCAATTGCGCCAGCAATGCCTTATCTTTTTCAGTCCGTTCAACTTTTTTGGTTTTTTTTTTGGCTTTTTTAATTGCATCTTGCCGAACCAGCGGATGGTCAGGGTCTGCCATGTCTATGGCGTAATAGTGCCCTTGAAAATTTATTCCACCATAGAACCGCGCTATGGATAACTGACTATCCATCCACCCATAGATTTTTTCTGGTGCATTCATTTTGATCTTTCTTGGTTCATTCGGTTTCTAAGGTCATCAGCAGCCGCTTGGCCTCGTTTTTTAGCTATGTCGGCTATCGTGGTCTGCCACCATGCCGATGCTTTGGCTTTGCCCAGCTCCTTGATCTTCTGCTGGTATCGCATCAACCATTCCCTGGCCTCGCTCTGACGCATCTCCTGTAAGGAAAAGCGCATAGTCAATCGCGGTTTGGCTAAAGGTTTGTCCATCTTTTACCTTGTCCAAAAGTTTGTGTGCGTCAAAGTAGTTCATTTGCCACCTCTAAGTTGGGCCAAACGCTCGCGGATGTGCTCTTGCATAGGGGCGGCTTTTTTCCTATCTTCTTCCAGCTTTACAAGCACAGGGTCACGATCTGGCTTGGCCTCTGGTATCTCTGCCCCATCCCACCGTTGTTGATTCAAATAGACCTTGGGGGCTGGGATATATGCCCCGTTGTCCCGCAGCCATTGGGGGGTGGTTTTCATCCAGTCAAGGTGCTTCAAAATAATGTTGACCTGATAAAAATAATAGTTCTCAGCCCATTTTTTTTTGCAAGCGGCCTTTTCACCTTTGCGGTCACATCTGGGGTAAGCCTCCCAGAATTCTTCAAAGCCCTGATCGGTGATTTTGGGCATCTGTGGCATTCCAAATAAGTCATCCATTTGTTTTCTCCATAGTTCTGCCAAGGGTGGATAGAGTCCTATCCTGCCCTCTCCAGCGTTTGTACTGTTCTACATTCATCTTGATTCATCACAATTAACAGACATTGCCCAAGTGCCCATGAGGAGTTGATTCGCTTATACATCTGGCCTTGTTTCCACCGTGTACCAAATGCTTTAACAGTCGCTCAACTAACGCTGTTCGGCAAATCAGGGGGTGTGTCCTGCTGTCGGTGTTTCTTGACTTGTCACCCCATGCAGGGCCGGTAACGTAACGCGAGTCACTCGGTCTGCCAAAAACAAAAACCCCGCAAGATGCTCTGTGGTCTAGGCTTTTGGCGAAAGCAACAGCAAGACGATTGAACTGGTCAAAAGACTCGCTTGCCGTACGACAAGACCACACAGTACCCTGCGGGGTTTTCACCAGTTCAACGCCTTGATGCCACTCAAGACGGTTTGGATTATACACAGATTTTTTTTAGTAGCAAGTGGTGTTGCAAGAATTGCCATAACAGCAGGTCGTGCAGCTAACAATGCGCCCGTTCATCGTGTAAGTGCTGTAGGTACAAGTTGCCCAGACCATCGTGGTGCTGGCGGCAAGCCAAATAGCCAAAAGTGCTTTTTTCATGTTCATCCTTTAAACCATGCGGGTCGTAATACCCTAAGTTGAAAAACCCGCCCCTGCGGGATTGCCTTCCATTGGGAAACAGCCCCTCGGCTAATCCCCAATATCCTAGCCAGCTCACTTTGTGAACCCGCTAATTTGACTGCTTGTTGTTTGTCCATCTGTTTAGTTTACTATACTTTGTAAAAAAGCAACATTAGGGAAAGTCCCTATAAAAAACACTTGATTCTTTGTTTAGCTTGCTTAACAATGCACTCATGCCCTGAACTTCTCGGGGTCTTTTAAGGAGAATCATGCAAACCATCACCACCGAAGTCCATTCTATTGACTACGGGTATCTTCAAGTCGAATACGAATATCACGAATCTGACTATTCAGTTGGTTTAGATGAAACCTTTGACTGGTTCGCCTACACCGTAGAAAACTTTGAAGACGAACCCGCAGGCACAGATGTGACCTATGAACTAAGCGCGGCTGACCAGATCAGCATCACAGCGCAGATCAAAAAACACTTTTATCAACTTGGAGAAGACAATGGATAACAACACCCGCAAATACCCACGCACGATCAACGATGCTTTTCCTAAGACCATGGAATACGGCGCATCAATTGAGATTCATTGCGTGCGGCTGTCAGTAGCCGATCTGTGCATCAGGGTGATCGGTTTGGTTGCGCTGATTGTTGTGGCATTGGATTGCTTAGTTTGGAGGCCATGAAATGAACGCCGAATACATCATTAGTTCTGTTAAACAGACCAGCGAAACGCTATTTCGTGATGGCGAGATTGACACGGTTGAACGCCTGTCCTATCGCATCCAGATGTTGGAATCACACATTCGCATCTTGCACCAGCACATTGATAACGCCCGTGAAGAAATCAAAGAACTTCAACTCGACCTCATTGCAAAGGATAAATAATGGAAACACCTATCGGGAAACAAATCGCCGCCGCTTTTGTCAAAGCACAATCACAATTTGGCAAGGCATTAAAAACGTCTGTAAACCCTCATTTCAAATCTAAGTATGCAGACCTCAGTTCTTGCATTGACGCTGTTGTCGGGTCTTTAAACGCTAATGGCATCGGTCTTATGCAGCGCACCTATGAATGCAAAGACGGGGTGATGGTTGAGACAATGTTTGTGCATGAATCTGGGGAAGTGATGGAGTGCGGATTACTTCATGTCCCAGCCAGCAAACACGATGCAATGGGTTTTGGTAGCGCCTTGACTTATGCGCGGAGATATAGCCTTTTAACCGCTAGCGGCCTCTCACCAGATGATGATGACGGTGTAGCAGCATCCCGTCCTGCACCACAGATCGACGCAGGGGTTATGACAGACCACATCGCCGCCATTGATGCCAGCGCCAACAAAGAAGAACTGCAAGCCGCTTACAAAGCCGCTTATGAGGCTTGCAAGGGCGACCAGACTTGGATTGCCAAGGTCATCAAAGCCAAAGCAGATCGTATTGCCAAAGCAAAGGAGAAAGCATGAATTTTTTTAAACCACAATCCACAAAAAACATTGCTGATGCTTTAAATAGGTCAATCAAGTCCTATGAACAAGCTGAAGATAAAGATGATTTTTGTAATCCAGATGTGCCATTGCTCATACTAATAAACGGCAAAAGACACCACGTTCTTAGTGTTGGCGGCGACCCGAAAGAAGAAGGGTTGATTCTTGAATGTAAACCTGCATCATGGTGGAAATAATGGAACAGAGATCAAATGATTGGTTTACTGCCAGACTTGGCAAAGTCACCGCCAGTAAAGTGGCAGATGTAATCGCCAAGACAAAGACGGGTTACAGCGCCAGCCGCGAAAACTACATGGCCCAGCTTGTGGTGGAACGCCTGACCAACACTAAAGCCGAAAGCTACACCAACGCCGCCATGCAATGGGGCACAGACCAAGAACCCTTTGCAAGGGCTGCTTATGAGGCCACACAAGGCGTAATGGTTGAAGAAGTGGGGTTTGTCCCCCACCCAACGATTGAGTGGGCTGGTGCGTCTCCTGACGGGCTTGTTGGGGACGATGGATTGGTGGAGATCAAATGCCCCGAAACCAAGGGCATGATTGAGGCGTTGCTCACCAAAAAAGTCCCACAAAAATACTTTGCCCAGATGCAATTCCAAATGGCTTGTACTGGTCGGAAGTGGTGTGATTACGCTGTCTTTGACCCAAGAATGCCAGCAAAAGCGCAATTGTTTGTCACCCGTGTGCAAAGGGATGATGAATACATCGCAGAGATTGAAGCAGAGATTGTGAAATTTCTTGCCGAGGTCGCATCCCAAGTTCAACAACTCAACTCCATCATTGAAAGCAAATAATGTCCAAAGTCAAAAAAGAAATCACCGCCATCGTTGGTCAGTACACCAACGCCCAAGGCCAGCAAAAGAACCGTTATCAGCGCATTGGGTCAATCATTGACACCAAGAATGGCGACATGCTGAAACTTGATGTAATCCCTCTTAAAGAACACGGCTGGGATGGCTGGGCGTATATCAACGACCCGCGCCCTTACGAACCCAAAGGTTTGCCAGTTGATGATGATGAGTTTCCGATATGAGCCTGTACAAAACATTTTTTAATGGGCTGACGTTCCCACGGGTGCGTAAATCTGACCCGCTGACCTCATTTGAAGCAGCGGATTCAGCCAAAGATTTGGCTAAAAAACACGGTTCAATCATTGTCCAATGCCTTGTCCAGCACGGGCCACTTGGCAAAGATGGAATCGCCGACCACACGGGTCTGGATGGCAATCAGGTCGCTAGGCGTTTAAAAGAACTGGAAACGCAAGGATTGATTTGTCTGACAGGCAAAACAGTTGCATCAAAGTCAAAGCGCCAGGAAAGGGAATGGCGCGTTTTGGGGGACTTATGAATCCAGAAGATGAAGCATTTGAAGAACTTAGCCGAAGACAAGGTGATTGGGGATTGCAGGGGTCACGCAAGCACCAAATCCTGCGCTACGCAGAAAAC